GCAAAGAACACTCTTACGCATGATTATGTTTCCGCTAACTCTCCAAGTGAGTATAGTGGTAGATGGGTAGGAAAGGTAAGTGCAGGCTCTTACATCACTGCTACATTCCAAGATGCTGCTGTGTCTGTATCAACAAGTCACGAAGCGGGAAGCACTATGATAGTTAAGAGGTTAGCGTAATGAGTTCTCAACTAGTAAACTATAACGGCCAGCTAATCAATCTGAATGGGGGTGTTATTTCGGGTAATGATCTTCCACTTCTAAAAGGACTTACACTATGGTTAGATCCTGATTCTTATGGAGGTAGCGGGGATTGGTTAGATAGAAGCACTCTTGGAGGAGGAGCGACTCTGTATAACGGATCCGATTTTGCTTCTAGTCCTAATCATTTCACATTTGATGGTGGATCAGATTTCTTAAGAGTGACGAGAAATGATTTTACTACAACAGGGACCATTTACGATGAGGTCACTGTTAACATGTTTGTGAGAAAGGATGGATCAATAGGTGGCACACAGAACATAATTACTCTTGAAAACAGTTTTGAAGTCGCCATTGTTGGATCTAGAGTTGATTATGCTAGTTATCCGTGGGCTTGGAGAAATAGTTCAGAAAGTCCGGTTGTAGCAGATGAGTGGTGTATGATATCATTTGTTCATTCATATTCTAACAGACAATTGTTTCACAACGGTAATCTAATATATGACAACGACTCATCAGCAGACTCGACAGATAATGGATACTTAAGCACACCAAGCACCTCATATCAATATCTAACACTGGCTGGTAGATATACTGGAACATCAGCTCCTTTCTATGGAGATATAGGTCATGTGTATTTACACAATAGAGCGATGACTCAAGATGAGATACAGTATATGTTTAATCTTGATAGAGGCAAGTATGGTATTTAAGGAGAGGTAGATATGGCATATGAAAATAGAAACTACATAATATTTCCAGTCGATCAAGTATCGGCTATCGACTTCAGTGAGGTCCTAGAGACTTCAGAAGACACGCTTAGGAAGTCTGTGGATCAGACTAAGACCTTTGTGAAGTGGGATGGAGAGCAGCCTATTTGCGTTTACCTCCTAACTAATACAGAAGGTCCTTACACTCACTCAGAGATCTTAGCTATTATGGCTAGTTCTGAATGGACTGACCCTGATCAACAACCTTAATAAGACATGGTAAGCAAGATAGTTAGAATCGGTAATCAGATCGTCTCTATAGGTGGAGACGTTCTAAGCGCACCTAACCCTGAGTTGGAGGTTCAGGATATCAACCACAATGCTCAAACATCAGGACTCTGTGGTAGCAAGATCAACAAGGGTGATTTTATTCTCAAGTTCGATACCATCCTAGAAGAGAAACACACCAGTCACATTACCAACAGACAACCTTTTTGCTATCACGCCAGATTCTTTGAAATTGACGATGAACTTTGTTGTGAGGTTTGGGGTGGCGGTATAGTCGAAGTATATTCTCTGCGTAATGGCAAGTGGGTAGGTCGATCAGGAAGGGATGCTATAACTAGCAATGTTAAATCAGGTTATTTTGGAACTCGAACAGGGACTTGGGGTGGAGTTCATGATTACAATGGAACTGTGGCTTACGCTGTTGGCGCTCATGTTCGTGATTATGGTCGATGGCCCAACATGTGGGCTGTTAGAGGTGAGGACGGTAAGTGGTCACAAGAACCACCTATGGGAATGGATCAAATTGATTCTTGGCCCAACCCAGAAGTTTACGAAACGACGGATACTTATGAACGAAGACGACAAATAGAGTCGGCAAGTGTATTTCAAGATAGCAGCGGTAATGCCTATGGTGCGTTTAGCAACTATGTTAGTGGCGTCTATAGCGACGAATTATATGAATCTAACTTTAATGGTGTAGATAATTTTAAAACTTATAGTATTGAAGTGAGTTCAGGCAGATGGACTGAAACCACGCACGACACTTCTAGCCCAGGTAGGTATATTCAAGGCATTGATTTCATTGAAGTTAGTGGTTCTGTGTATTTGATAACTGGATATGAGAATCGTTATCTTTACAACACATCTTCTGTTCCTAATGAAGAACTAAACTCATCTCATGGGTATTCCCATATCACAATTTACAAATGGAATCCGTCTACTCAGAACTGGGATTTCTATCAATTTAATAGAGGTGTAAATGCTGGGTCAACACCCATGTCATTCTGGAGTCAGCATCTAGATGCTTCGACGCATATATTTGAACACCGACTGACTGGTAATAATTGGCCTGAAGGGACTGGTGGCGTCCCTCTGAAATATGAGGCGTCTAGCGGATACTTTAAAAACTGGGGTTACTTTGATAGAAGAGAACTTCCGTATGGTGCTAACTATACCACAAAGACATTTAAATACAATGATGATTATTACATCTTTTTAGGAGGATCAACTCAACATAGGACAACCTTAGAAGGTAGTTCATATGGAATAAGTCCAGGGAGCACAGGTCAAGGCCAACATAGAGATTATATGGATGGCACTACTTACGAAGAGGAAAAGTATGCTTGGCTTCGTCTATTTAAATACAACCCATCAACTACTCAATGGGAAAGGCAGCATTATGATGATTTATATGTAAGCCATTGGAGGTTATCTCCAGGGGATCTTTACAACACAATGATGTATGTAAGGGGTGTAGATGCTTATGAATATGAAGGTAAGGTTCATTTAGTATCGGTCATGGATTCCTACAATCAAGATTCCTTGGTGTTTTTCGAGTTTGACGGTAGTTCTGTGACAAGAGAGGATCATACTAATTACATGCCAGCAATTGCCTGTGATTTCTTAGGCGATAAAGGAGACGAGATAACACAATCAGGAACCATTTACAGAATTGTTAGATATAACCATTATCCATTTCAAGCAGTATTAGAGTTTGATCTGTCTGGAGACACTAGTGGGTATTGGAGAAGGTGTAAATATATGGCAGACACTAACACCAGTTATCTTTACGGTCCACGGTGGTATGAGTCCAGTAATGGAGAACTTTATATACTTGGGGGTCACAATAACGCTACACGCTTGATATTGTATCAATATGACAGACAAGTTGGTCAGTTGAAGAAATTATCAAATGATTATCTGACGACTAGTGCTACTCTTCCAACAGCAAATGTGTGGAACGCATCAAGAATATTTCAACACGACAGTAAAACCTATTTTACTATTGGAGAGAATTATGGTTTGAATTACATATGGGAGGTTGTTGAAGATGCTTCTGGTATACCTAACCTTCGTGATACATCAGATATAGTATTACCTACACTGGAAGGGGGAACTATCTCCACATATACCGATGAAGTTATAGAGTATGGAGGTAAGATTTGGTATGGTAAGAATAATTATAACGCTCCTTACTATGGTCCACAAATTGAAAGGTTGGACTCAGGAGCGTCAGCATTCACCGAAATGGAGTTAGCCACTCCTAGGTATGTCACTTCTGCCCTTTCTGGATATGAGCCGTATCGAACTAATAACCAATTTAGTAGATCATATATGGGCATTGGATGGGTTGAGTTTAAAGATAACTTACACCTCATAACAGAAAATGACGCTTGGCCTTATTGGAGGATATTTGAATACAACTCAGTCCAAGACAAGTTTATAGAAGTAGCAATAGGAGATTACGGTTATAGACCGACAAACCACTACAACGGCCATCCTATACGCTCAGTAGTGTGGCAGAATAAGATTTGGTGGATAGACCCTTACTATGGAAACATTGGTAGTGATAGTGCTTTCTTACTATCTTGGGATGGAAGTGGAACAATTAAGCAATATCCTGCCAATGATCTAGAAATGAACCAACACTGGGGTCAAGATGGTATATATTGGCCCTGGGTTAACCCGCTTACAAACGAATTAGAAATACATGGAGGAAGATGGATTTCTAGAAACGACGGTCTTGTAGCATACAAGGTGAGCCAGAAACTACTAGATTATGGAGGAAAGGTCTGGCATAAACCAGAGATGGGACCCCCTTTAAGGAAGACAACGGCTTATGGAATTGCCTTAGAATCTGGCGAGAAGGATGACATCATCCAAATAAGGAAGGTTAGATCGTTATGATACACTTTACGAACATACCGTATATAAAATTAGATGAGAATAACTATGTAATTGATTTGGTATATTATGAGGCACCTAATTACTCTCGTCTTGAAATAGAGGAAAGGCCAGAGGATCTTAGTTGCGGATGCTACCAACTCATAGACGGTGAGTTCATACTAGACCAAGAGAAGTATGATGAGTTATACCCAGAGGAGCAAGATCCATGGCTACCAAAGGTATAAGATATGGTAATAAGTTAGTATCCTTAGGCGGTAAGGGTATTAGACCTCCTTATGTTATTCAGGATGGTCTTGTCATGTGGATAGATCCTAAGGATAGGAAATGCTATCCCAAGACAGGTAGCAATGTCGTAGATCTTGGACCTTCTCAACTAAGCGGAACTTTCACTCAAGATACCTTCTATGCTGATACTGTATTCAGGATGGATGGTTCTAACGATATTATTAACATTGATGGAAGTGACGAGGCGTTCTTTCTTAGTGGAAATGCTACAGTCCAGTTTTGGATTAAGCCAGTTCATAGACCTTATAGCAATAGACGAGCAGGCATGGGTAGGATTAATTCCTATAGACAGGACATTAATATCACTCTTGAATCACATCCTGGTTACCGTTTGAGTTGGTATTGGGGATTGACAGATTTCTCACCAAATAATTACTATTCTGGTGCCTCACAACAACACTGTAGATATACTACGGATGAGTGGAATCATATTACATGTGTTAGAGACATGTCCACATCTTCCACAAGAATATACAAGAATGGTGTTTTGACAGATGAGTCATTCAATACATATACTAATAATGACGGAGATGCTGTATTCTCTCCCGCTTCTCCTGTTGACGCCAATGGCGACCCTACACCTATACTAGATATAAGATTAGGACAAACCCATGTAGGATATCATGAAGGAGATTTCGGATCTGCTTACTTATACGATAGAGTTTTGTCAGCGGATGAGATTTATGAAAACTACTTGGTAGAGAAGTATAGATATCCGCATATTCCTACAGAGGACTTGATTGTAAGTATTGATGCTAATAGCCCTCAGTATAACTATAACGCATCAACCAATATTGGATCACACCCTGGGCCCTCATCTGATAGTGTAACTTTCGTTTATGCTAACGATGCTCATGTTGAAAAGAGCACAGAGATAAGTGCCATTCATTATGATGGCACTAATGACTGGTGTTATGGATTTTTACCAGCGGCCAATGCTTCTGGTTGCTTAAACAACTTTACATGCCTTGGATGGATTAGACCTGACCCTTCTGGTATTAATGGTCAAAGAGTATTCGGATTCAATTATGTAAGTCAGTGGCAATTAGAATTGAGAGGAGGGAATCAGGAAAATAGGAGTGTGGGAGTTAACTGGAAAGATGAAGATTCTCCCACAATACCTTATAAATTCAACCAAGCAGGACCTGTCGTTAAATATGATACTTGGCAACAGATAGGGATAGTTTGTAGAGATAGCACAATAACTTATATCTATAACGGAGAAGAACAGAATTCATTCTCTATAACTGGGGATATTGCTTATAGCACCAACAGATTTAATGTTGGAAATTATAATGGCGGCACTGACGGTGCTTATTTGGGACAAATAGCCAACTGCCAACTGTATACAAGACCTCTTGATGCTAAAGAGATCAAGTTCATATACGACACATATAAATCCAAGTATGGATTCTAGAAACGATACCCTTCTTTAAGAAGGTTGATTACCCGTTCAGTGTAAGCCTCATTGAATATACGAACCATTGAGTATAGGTTGTTTACCTCTTTCATGCCTTCGTAGTTCACCTTCTGATCTTCAATGAACTTATCCATAGTCTTTATACAACTACGGAGAGTGTTGATCTCGGCTTCTGTCAGCTTGCCCTTTCGGGCCTGTCTGTCTTCGTGTGATTCCATTCTACCTTGTGGACTTCGTGTCCTTCCTTCTTGTAAGTATTATAGCGCTTGTTAGCGTGTGCTCCTAAATACGGACCAGTGTCTAGGAAGTCGTAGACAAATACTTTGTCCTTGCTCTCATGAGTTCTTAGCGCTCGTCCTAGGGCTTGGATAGTAGCTATAGGAGACTTGAGACCTCTAGCGTTGATGAAGTGTGTAATCTCCCTGATGTTCACCCCTGTCTGTAGGATCTTAGTTCCTATAAGCACAGAAGCTCCTTCACAGGACGTGAATGCTCCTATCGTGCGATACCTGTCTCCTAGGTCATCTTCCCCCTGTAGATACCACGTGTCCTCCCCAAGGGCTTCCTGTAGAATCTCACCATGCTCCAGACTCTTGACCAGGATGAGGATTCTAGCCTTGGGTGTGCCTTCTCTAATCTGATTCACAAGGGACTTTATCTGGTCATTCCTGTAATCATTATTGGTTATACCTGATGCGTAAATGTCTGCGTATGTAGGCTGGCCCTCTTCGCTGATAGGTTGCTCTGTAGACAGCATCTGAATTATAGGCTTACAGAGGACTCCTTCCTCCACCAGATCAGACGTAGTCTTGCAAATGAACACAGGACCAAATGCACCTATAAGATTCCACATAGGGATCTTCTCTGTAGGCATCGTCGCCGTGAAGCCATATCTAAACTTTGCATTAGGAAAGGACTCGATGGCAGCTACCGTAGTATCCCCCACGCCAAACTCATGCACCTCATCTACCATGAGAACCTCAGCCTGCTCGACGTAGGGGTCTATTATCTTTTCAATAGACTGAACCGTAGCTAGCATGACCTCTCCATCCTGGTATCCCTCTCCAAAGCACACTCCTACATTAGTAAGACCACACTCCCCTGTTAGGAAGTCGTAGGTCTGCTTTAGTAGGTTCTTGGCATTGAATAGTATAACAATACGCTTACCCAGGTGTGCTTGCACTAACCCTGCCATGATCAGAGTCTTGCCAGCACCCGTAGGAGCTTTGATTATGCACCTCTGTTTCTCTAGGCCGTATCGTATGGCCTTCTCCTGGTAATCGAAATAGCTGTAACCAGCAATGTGTTCAAGATTAGGGGATGTAACTGACTCATCCTTATACTCCTCTTCCCACTCTAGTCCTGCTTTCCTAAGGTCTGACTGAATGGAATCTAGTAGTCCTGTCCTGAATACACCACGATTAGTTACGAAGTGCTTCATACCGTCCCAGCGACCCATCCTGTAGGCAGGTGAATACCTTGCCCCTGGGACCGAGGCGCTATATACATCTCGCAGAGCCCTGATAATCTTAGGGTTGTCCGTCTCTAGACGAGTCTTCTGCGTCCCAATCACAAACTTCACACAGTATCATAGAAGACTATGATAACTAGGAGAGCATTATGGCTAAACAATCAGCAGACAGTATCGTAGAGGAACTAATGGGTTCCCACTTTGCAGAGACTCAGGTGGACCTTCCTAGCGGTAAGACCGTTCGCCTAACCCCTATTACCTTCGAGGTAGAGAAGCAGATGGTATCTAGAACCGATGCGGAGGGTGATACCGTAGACTTCATCTTGGAGAGGTGTGTTCAAGATACTGATCTAGACGAGCTAATGAACATTGACGCCAACTACATCCTTTTCAAGATCAGAGAGATTAGCTACGGACCTGAGTATAAGTTTATTCAGCCATGTCCTGCCTGCGGATCAGAGCAGCATTTCTCTGTGAACGTCGGAGAGCTTCCTGTAAGGCGTCTAGAGGACGATGGAGACGTAGAGATAACTCTACCCATGTCTGGTAAGGAAGTGGTTCTAAGACGTGCTACGAGGGCTGACAGGAAGTATCTGGAGAACGGCGAGGTTATGCTGGACTCCCTCTGGCGGTTCATCAAGAGTTTTGGTGGGTATGACCGTAGAGATGTCATCTCTAAAGTAATTCCAAAGCTAACAGCAGGGGATATTGACACAATGATTGGTATAGTGACTGCCTCCGACTACGGACTACAGACACAGATTCGACTCAAGTGCAACAACTGCGGCCATGACGGACCAATTGAGCTTCCCCTGACCCAGGGTTTTTTCTCCGTGAGCTAACCGATGGAAGTGTCGAGAACCTTCTAAGGGAAGCCTATATATTGGTTAGAAGGTGTCGGTTCAGCTATGCGGACGTAAAGTCCATGTCACGACATGAGCGCAGGCAGTTTCTCCTCTTCCACAAGGAAGAGTGTATGCAGCAGGAAGAACAGCTAGATGAAATTAGGAACAGCAACCGTCGTTGAACGCTACCAGCGTGCAGGAACCATGCAGCGCGTAGCTCTCCGCACTAACTTTATTATAAACGGGACTTACCAGGAGCCTTATGCAGTATCCTCGGTAGCCCTGTTTAAGAAGGAATCCAACGTCTCTCCCTCTTCGGTTCTTGACAACAGCGGACTTGTTAGCGGGACTCCTTTATACCTGTGGGAAGGTGCTGCTGATGCCTCCTCATATGACGGTTCCCTTGCCATGGCATCCTCTGTGTATTCGGTGGATGACGGTCGCAAGGTGGTCGTCCTTGACGGTGTCAACTCTGCTGCTGGTGATCTAGCTGCTGGACGCTACATCGAGATCTGGACTGTCAAAATGGCATCCTTGTCCGACTGGAAGACCTACGTCAACGAGTTCGAGTTATTCCAGGACAGCGTTATAAACACCACTGAGGACGTTCTTTTACGAACCAAGACTCGCCTAACCCCCAATCAAGTAAGGCTAGGCGAGGTAGTAGATCTTAAGATAGGTTGCGAGACTACGGTTCAGAACAAAGGTATTAGTCAGAACATCCGCAACATCTTCAACCAGACTGTTGTGGACAACCCACAGATTCGTATTCGCAAGCACAACGAAGATAGCAATCTTCCTGCATGGGTTGATGTCTCTGGATTCTCAGATACAGAAGACCTAGTGTCCATCACGTCAGACAACACCATGGTATTCCGATTCGACACCTCAGTCCTCAGTAGCGGAATTACGAATCTTGGCTCCGCAAGAGGTGTTTACTCCGTCGAAGCCAAGTATAATGTCCTGGGGGAAACTATCATCTCTCCCATGATGCACTTCACAGTGCGCTAAGTATATTATTCTCCCAACTCATTCTAGTTTCCTTAAGGAGGGCTTGCTTCACGGCAGGTCCTCCTTCTTCTACTAGGAGGCTGTTCCAGTCCTTGTAACCAGCAGGAGGGAACACGTAGGAGATCTCGGGCATACATAGGCGCTTACGCATACGCTCGAAGCGCTCCACACCCTCTCTCCCCGCCTCGTCGTTGTCGTAGGCCACCACGATGCGACCTTTGAACTCCTTGAGGTAGCGCCCTTGGATGTGTGAAGGGGATGAACCATTGGTGCAGGTAGCCTCTACACCAGCCTGCTTGAGGCTTAGAGCGTCGATAGCTCCTTCGGTGACATACAGGACATCAGCCTGATCGTCGTATGGAAATAAGACGTGGGAAGCCTTTACACCGACCTCTTGGGGAGGGTTGAGATACTTAGGGAACTGATCACCTAGGGCGCGTGCGTTGAAGTAATACATCCCGAACTCATCGGTGTAAGGGATGATCAGGCGACCAGAGAATGGACCAGAGGTGCAGGCCATGAAGTCTGCGGGGTTGAGGCCACGGGACAAGATGTAGTCCTCAGCAGGGCTGTCAGGAGTGATAGCGTGGAACGCGGAGTCATCGACAATGCCCGACTCAGGCTTATGTATGCGAAGCTCCTGATCATCGAAGTTAAGCTCTCCCCTGTCAATGCAGAACTTACCGACGATAGAGCGAGCGGTGCCGTATGAGCATCCGCGAACCAGCATGACCAGCTTGTAGAAACCTCCCTTCTCCCCGCTCTTGAAGCACTGCCAGAGTCCAGTGTCCAGGTTGATGGACATGTGACGCTTCCAGTCGTTCTCCTCGAACAGCGAAGGACAAACATACTCGCGACCACCTGATTGCAGGCGACCGCCTTTGATGTTCTCGGTAATCCACTCTCTGATCATGACCCTATACTAGGCTGGGCCATACCCAATGTCAACGCTTTCTAGGGGGACGTTTGGTGCACTCATCGAGTCGCTTCTTAACATCCTCAATCTCATTGAATAGAGGGCATATGGACTTGTAGCTACACCAGTTACAGAAGTCGTTCTCAGTGGGTGTCAGATCCTCAGTCTTAGCCTTGCGTATCTTCCAGACATCCTCTACGACGTTCTTGATATGAGCTACGATAGACTGCTCCGTATACTTCACAGCCACTACGTTTCCAGTAAGTGGGTAGTAGTGCGCGAAGGAGATCTTGCGGATGGGCTTTCCAGTAAGCTTGTGGGCTGCGTATACATAGGACTTGCCCTGCGGGTCGCCCACTAGCTCAAACTTCTTCTTCTCACGCTTGCTAGTCTTGTAGTCGATTACTAGCGTCTCTCCTGTAGGAGTGGTGACAATACGGTCAATGTATCCCTGGTGCAGTATGTCTGAGCCTAGGTCCTCAGAGAAGTGGTGCTCCTGGATAGACTCCTTAGGAAGGCTGGCGTTGAAGCGGAGGAAGTTACGGCAGCACTTCTCGATCTTTGGGATGTAGGAGTCATCAAACGTATACTTGTCACGGATCGACTCGCCATACTGTAGAAGCTGATCCAGAGTGGTGGCGTGAGTATTGTGCTCAAAGATCTCATGGATGAACGAACCGAAGTGAAGGGCATCACTATTACCCTTGTCAGTCTCCTCATACCGATCTACGTAGTTATACTTATACTTCAACCTGCACTGGCGGAACGTCTCGCGCTTGGAGTTGGAGATAGTGTTGCAGAACATGTCAACCTCGCAGAACTACAGGATAGTAGATCTCAATATCTATGGCGTCGTAGAAGTCCTCAACTATCTGCTCGTTATATTTACACTTCTTAACAAGGTAATGGGTAAGGCTACTGCGTTTTACAGGCTTCTTGTCCTCCATAGCCAGATACAGCCGTCGTTGGAAGTTCTCTACGAATGATGTGCTGTAACGGTGCCGCCACTTCTCTACAAATTGTGATGAGAATGTAAACTGTAGAAGATCCATCAGGTCCAGGATCTCCATCTCCTCGCTTCCTTCGTGCATCATGTTCTCCTTATATACTCTCTTATACTAGGCCATACCGCCCAATACCACAAGACAATAAGGAGAAGAATAACCTAAACCAGTATATAAGAATATTAGGGCCATGATCACCAAGTCTGTAAAACAATTCCTGATTTATATAAGTGGAGGAGTTTCTGGGACACTCAAGGCTATGGCTGCAAAGAGAGATAGGACTTCCAGCAACCTGCGCTCGGGTGATCTAGTATCATTTACCTACAGGAAAACCACAGGTAAGGACAAGGGTAAGCGCAGGACCTATACAGTCGTCGTTGTAGGTGAGGGTGATCCTACCTTTAACCACCCAGGAACCAAGAATACCTTATTTGGAGCATACAGGGTGGACCACCTATCACCAGAAACCCTTACATTAATCCTAAGTAGTATATACAAGAGAGGAGAAGACCTTACTTACCAGACCGCCGAGAGGTTCCTTAAGTCTGTAATAGGCACAGGTGATCTAGGCAGTAAGAACTACAGAACATTCAACGACAAGGCCAGGGGAGTGGTTACAAAGATTACTGTTCCAGGACTTGACCAGATTGCCGATGATCTAGCACAGGAGAACGATGAGCTTAACTAATGCACTAGGTAACGCTGTAGGCGCTATTGGCAAGATGAATGGGTCCATGCTAAAGATGCACCCAGCATTGATGGGCCTATCTCTAGCAACCAAGGCACTCAAGGAGGCTTTTGAAAGGAACGCTGTATACAACAAGCAATCCCTAGCAATCAATGAGCGCCTAGCCATCATGAACAGAGACGCTAACAGTCTCTTGCTACAGAATAGCGATGTCATCAAGGATAACACAGGTGGCTTGATGAACAGTGCTGCCGTGTATACTGAGTTCATGAAGATGGGAATGGAGGACTCTAGGAAGGGGACAGTTAACTTCCTAGCAGGACTCAAGGCCACTGGTCAGAACACCAAAGCCGCTCTCCAGCTATTTGCGGGTCTAGAGAGGACTACAGACCTGAATGCCAAACAGCAGGAGATGCTAGCAAATGTATTCTCTGAGACTGCTAGGCAGTATGGTAGGTTCGGTGAAGATATCGTAGCTGCTGTCTCCAAGCTCGACGTTGCCCTAGCTAACGCTGTAGGGATTAATGTAATGGCTACTGAGGGTCTCGTATCTGATATCACTGGTAAGTTTGGTGCCATTGCAGGCGAGCAGGCTGCGAAGTTGGTGAACAGCTTACAGATTAGAAGTGCTGAGGATATAGCCAAACTTACCATTGTAGGGTTGGGTGATCTAGCTAGGAAGATCTCTGAGGGTCAGATCGGTAACGCAGACGATCTAAAACCAGTGCTTCAAGCTGCTATGGCAAGGATGGATAACGTTATGGGGTCCATGGACCCTATGTTCAGGCAGTTGTTTGCTACTGAGCTAGGGATTCAAGGTCTACTTCCTGTGATGAACGCTCTGGAAGCCAAGCTAGAACAGGGCGCAAAGGCGGCTGACCCAAATGCTGGTGGCATTGAGAACACTTTGGCAGTATTGAAGGCAAAGCTTACTGATGAAGCTCAGTTCAGGGCGATGTCAGTAAATGGTCAGGTAACTATGTCGAGGCTATTGATCCAAGCAAACAGTTTCCTCGATAATATCTCGTCTTATCTACAACCTGTATATTCATGGTTTAGTGATAAGGTGGACACCTGGCTGAATGATAATAAGGCGACCAAGGATGTCGCACGCGCCGTCGATAAGGCAACCGCAGAGACGACTCGAAATCAACTGTCGAACATGCTTGACTTGATGACAGGCGTTAAGGAAGCAACTGAGAGAGTAGAGGGCGAGACTGCGCGAGGGAACCATCTGGAAGAACAAGCAAGGACTGACAGGCTTGAGGCTGACCCTGGCATGGACCTCACTGAGCTACTTGGTTTCAATCCAAGCACCGCTATGATCGAGATGCTTGAGAGGATCGCAGCCGCCACAGAGTCTACCAACGCACATTCAGGAAGATCCGCAGTTCACCTGTCAGACATGGCAGTAACCCAATTGCTAAGTAACTAACCATGAAGATAGATAATCACCTAGAGAATAGGAGCTTCCTCCTATTCGAGTTCTACACAGCAGAGGCTACTCCTGTAAGGAAGCTCTGTGAGTTCATGGAGAACGTCAAGATCCGAGAGTCGTCATCCAGTAAGCTGGCATCATACACACCAATTGGAAGGAACGGGTCAGTCTTCATGCACATGGGGTCTGAGAGCCGCAAGTTTAAGATGGATTTCAATCTAACCCTTCCAAACATCATGGAGTATACTACCTTGATGGGTATTGACGAGACTCCTATGGAGCGTTATCAGAGGCGTAAGCAGGATCGTAAAGCCTACTTTGAGAATGATAGAGAAAGGACTACTTCCGACGTTACTAGCTATGACGATCTTGTCCGAACAGTTGACAGGATGTTCGATGGTTACCTGACTGAAAGAGAGTTCTTAGAGCAGAAGCTAAAGGTCTTAGGGGAGGGCGCAGTTTCCTTGAACTCTGCTTCAAGCGACCCTAGCGTTAGAATTGAGGCAATCAAGTCTGTTCTATTCTGGCTTAATCTAATTAGATCCTCCACTCTTACACATGCAACTAAGCCATATCTTGGCCCTCCTACGATACGACTGACGCACGGTATCGTATATCAGAATGTCCCCTGTATTGCTACCAACTACAATATAAGTATCGACGGTGCTGCGGGATACGATAACAAGACTTTGCTTCCCAGGGTTATTAAAGTATCATTAGACCTGACCGAGGTTAGACTATCGTCCAGATCTGAATTTAAGCCTAACGGAAAGACCAAGGCAGAGTATGATCAAAACGTTGGCTGGGAGGTCATGGTTGATAAGTTTGTATCATATAACAGGATCAGCGATGAGAGCATTACTTTTGACACCTCAGCTTATGGAGTAAATGGATGAGATCACGATACAAGTATGGTGTGGTCGAGATGAACCACAAGGGTAAGAAGGTGACAACTAACGTAGGAACCTCTTTTGACGACATGGTTGCGTCTGCTGATGATAAGGTCTATAGAACAGCTAGACTTTTACAACATCATGAGGGTCGATCTGATTCGTTGTCCGTAGTCTTCTATGATACACCACAGAACTGGTGGTATGTCCAACACATCAATAACATGAATGATCCTCTCCAACAGTTAACCAAAGATTCCAAGATTAGGATACCTAATGTCTGACAGTGTAGGAACCCCCAGACTAGAAGTCTTCATTACAAACCTATCACCAGAAGGTGACGAGGAGTTAGTTCCTCTTGTAGATTCCGCTGCTGACAGTGTCATTAGTTTCTCATACAAAGCTCCTGGCCCTATACTAGATGTAAGATTTCTAGACCAGGATGGTTTTGTTGGAGCTAGATTAGCAGGTTGGTCTTTAGACTCATATGCTAAGAAGCACCTTGACGGTAATGGGTATGCTATAGGTCCTGTTCCTATTGAGAAGGATTTTCGTGTAGCCTATAGAATGGACTCAGGAGGTCGTAGATCTGACCTTATCTATGGGACTATTATTAGATATTCTAGACTAGAAGCCTCTGAGGACTCCGCAGTAACTGAGATTCGTATAGCACCATCAACCAGCATCGCTTCCAAGGAGAACCTTACCGAGGGAGTAAGCTACAAACAGGGCAACGTATTCGAGACTGGAACCGTAGAAATTGGTAAGCAAGAGAGTTGGGGTCAGAGTTACGGTTCAGATCTCAAGAGGACTATACTTGTTACCAATCTAGTAAGGGCTATGGAGGATGTCCTCGCATACCCTATCACTATATCTAATATATACATGATGGGGGTGGTTGTAATACCAGACGAACTCTTCAATGCTATAGAAGTTGCTCACGGAACAATGGATCCAACTGAGTTTGAGTTGATGCTGGAGGAGGATCTAGGGTTCTCAGTTACAAACAAGGAAGGAACTTTATACCTTGCAAATACCTCCAGAGATGTTCTCGACGTATTTGATGATGATCCTTCGTTTGATGGTCTAGCTGCACCAGTTAAGTATGTCAGCATGAGGCTTAAGCATATGCTTACACACTTTGGCATTCCTCTTAGAGTCGCAGGTATGCAGCTAACAGGCAGGACTGAAGTTAAGATGTTCAGGGGTGACCTAAAGCATATTAGATCTATTGGACTAGTTTCAGTAGATCCCGTAATTACTAGTTTTGCAATGGGTGACCATGAGAGCATAGGGTCTAGATCAGATAACTCCAAGACCTTGAAGGAGGTTTCACAGCTTATTGCTAAATATAGGAAACAGAAGATCCAACCCATCCTGACTAAGAAAGGTCTTCTTAGGAGTATCAACGATAGGGTATTCCCATTGTTCAAGCATGGGGTTGCAGACGCCAACGTCATCTCTATCGTAGGCAAGCAGTCTAACGACGCTGCTGACTATGGACTACTTACGCAGTCTACACAGCTTCTAAAGAGACAAGGTGTTTTGTATAATGATACTAAGACTCTAGACGAAGTTTTACAGATGTATAAGAAGGCAGCTCTTACTAACTCATCGTCCATCAAGGATATAGCTGAAGCCTTGAGAAGTGAAGGTGTGGACATTAACACTGTTCCTCAGGAAGAGGCAGTTACGGAGGCTGTAAAGCTAGCAATAGACGAAACACTTAAGCGTGCTGATAGAGTCTATGAAGGTGTCGATCCTAGAGGAGTAGCTGCCTTCCTAGTGTTTGTTCGTTTAAAGCAGATGAAAGGTGCTGATATTATAACAGTAAAGACTCCTTTAGACCTAAGTCTGATAGACAGTGATGTTCTTTTCATACCATCTCTACTGCTATCCACCAACATGACTACTACGGATAGCAGAAGGTTCCTAAACAATTCTATTCTTACAGGGTTCTACAGGATCTTTAAGATGAGACATGTAGTTATGGAAGGAACTGCATATACTGAGTTTGACATGGTAAAGGAGTCCCAAACATCAGACGAAGTATCTCCTGAGGACATCACACAAACAGAGGCAATACTAAGCCTGGAGCAAAGTCTGAGTAACTATAGTTTCCCCGATGTATCGACGCCGCAGACCCGAAGGGAGGAGTTGACTAATATGCTGCTTGGAGAAGAAGAAGAACGGGTCATATTAAACTTTCCACCAGTAGGACCTAGACCAGAACCACCCCCAACTAAACCCCCTAAGCCAAGAAGAGGCGAACCTGGATCTGGTTATAGAAGAGATAGCAGAGGGCGTCTCATACGAGTGAACCGATGAAAGTATACAAGGCAACAGTGACAGAGGATGTAGATCCTTCAAGGACTGGAATCATAAGAGTTAGAATCTCAGACATCCAGGCTGGTGAGATGCTTGTTCCTGTAAGGTATACAACCCCTACAGGTGGACCTCTTGGAGGAGGGTTCAGCGCTCCTATTGATAAGGACTCCGAGATCCTTATATGCTCACCTGAGAATGAGATGGCTCTTTACTACTTGGCTACGATTCCTAAGACCATTAAAGGTAATCCTGATACCTACCAAGCAGGTGGAAAGATGACCAGCACAGGACTTACATCCAAGGAAGGTGCAGGCGTAACGATCACACATGAGATCAGTGAGAGCGACATCAAGAACATCACTAGACTCAAAGGAGCAGGAGGGTCAGGAGAGTTTGTAATCAACAACTACCCTGGCAACGAGTCTGTCCAGATGAACGCTGCTGGAATGAACTCGAACATCAAGATCACAGGAGTATACAACAACAAGCCTGATCAGATCGAGATCAACGCTGCTAACTCTGTAACAAGTAGGGCTAGGAAGGGATCTAACATGGTCACCGTAGGCCCTTACGGAGGAGAGCTAAAGCTCATCAACGAGGGCACCCAGGCAAACCCTCTACGCCCTTTACCAATCGGACTGTTCAACGGAGATGTAAAGGTCACCAGCGAGAACAACCAAGTGGTCATTGAGTCCTGCACCGATCCTGCCCTGATTGCAACAGACGCAGCAGAAGGCCCAGGAGTCATCATCAAGGCTGGTAGCGTCCCTAATCCACTGGCAGAGGTCAGGCTAGACAGCCAAGGCAACGTCAATATTAAGAGTGGACTGAACATCAACCTAGAGTCTACTGCCAATATCAACATCAAGGCAGTTGGTCAAGTAAATATATCAGGGGCTCAGGTAAACCTACAGCCTGTGGTTCCCATTCCTCCAATTCCACCTTCTAAGAGATGAGTAACCTATCCCTACTGACTGATCCTGGCAGCTTCGTGACCCAAGAGTTTGGGGTCCCTAGCTGCGTTATGGATTTGGTTTCTAACATCTTAGCTCTAGGTATTATCCCTACCTCTGTCCTGATGCAGATTACTATAGCTATTCAGGAAGGCATGGCTTACGCCAACGCAGTGATTGCTGAGTTGATGCAGGAGCTATTTGGCAAGCTAGGTATCATAGAGTTCGACACGTTCACTGGTAAGGTCCAGCTATTCCCAGACTCCAACATGTATACCTTGGGTCTGGCCCTGGCTGGAATCGGAGCAATTGCTGGATTCATAGCAGGCATCGACCAGTTCGTCACGCAGATCGGTGACCAGATTGAGGCGATCAAGAACTGCCTTGAGCAGCTAAAGTCTGACAAGGAGAAGAAGTATGGCATCGGGAAGGACCTTGAGATGCCCGCTACCGCACGCAAAGCAGTCATCGAGGCTACCATCGCAAACGCCGAGGACTTCCTCCAGAGAGCTTCGGAAGGACTTCAGAACATCGCTACGGTCCTTGAGCAGCGCACTGAAGAGCCAACCGCTGTAGAAGAAGAGGACGAAGGGGCTATCTTTAGATTAGTGTATGGCCCACCTAAGGCCAAGCGAGGACAGTTCATCCTATCTAAGGACGGTCTCTACTACGACTCACAGAACAGGACCTATGCTGATGGTCAGGATGTTCCTGGAGTGGCGGATATCGGATTCGTTCCTGACGCTACTGCCTGGAAGCTAGACCATGCAGCAGCACTTGGAGGAAAGGGAACACAGATCACACTGCGTGATGTTGACAGATATGTTGACACTATCCTTGACCTAAACAAGATCGACTCCTCCGAGGCACTGATCCTTCACTACGATGCTGATGCAACCTTACAGGTCATCGAGGGACAGAAGCTCAAGGTTCTGACCGACATGGAGTCTCACAAGCAGAACCTTATAGCATCTGGATACGAAGAAGATTCCGCTGTGGTAATCAACTACCAACAGCAAATATTCTCAGAGTTACAGTCCTACGAGGTAAAGGCTAACAAGAGGAAGAAGCAGATCGAGCTAGCTGTCAAGGCACCTGACCTATACGGAGCCTCTGCCACCTTTGCACCAGGAACAGTCCCAATCAACGACTTCGGATATCTCAAGGACTTCAACGTCGCAGTAGACGTTAAGAAGCAGAAGATTCTAGCATTCGATCACGGTGAGGTTAGTGGAATCGTGCTACCTGTCAAGCCTATCTTCGTCAAGGAGAAGGACTCACAGAGAGCATCAACCGTTGTCCCACTGGAGATGAACCGCATCGGAACAGGTGCGCTCACTCAAGCACCAGCAGCATCCTCTACGCTGCTACCAGCACTATCACTTACTGATGCAGTTACGACTGATGGACTTATTTCTGTCTATAGTTTCCTGGATGCAAACGTGGTGGCACCAAACTCGACAGAATATAAAGTAGCCAACACCACAGGAGACACCACCAACAATGCACAGCTTGTAGCCAAGAGCGCATCGGCTGTATTCCCCAAGGGTCTTACTATTCCTAGACTGACTGGCATAGCTAGGTATGAGGGCCAGACTGTAAAATCTCTAGGATCATATCTACGCCTACCTCAGAGCAATGATATGGACAAGCTCATGTATGGAATGTCAGGCATGACAATGGATACGTGGCTATACCTCCCTTCCTTCGGAACAGGAGCATCTGGATACGACTGGACAGGTGACCTCAACGACGCTATCACTGAGCCCGCCCTTAGCGCGTGTGGTCAATGGACAGACTTCCACTACTACAAGGTCCTACTTGCCAACGAGAATATTGGTGGTAATCTAGAGACAGATGCTAACGACATGGTAAAAGACGAGTCTAGCACTCTGGTTCGTGGAATGGTTGTGGCTCTTACACGTGACCCTCAGTGGACACGCAACGGGTTGTTTGATAGGGGAACTGATCTAGAGATTGGTGTGGAGCAAGGTCTTGACAACAGCGCCTTGGTAGGACTCAATGCTCTCATCATCGCACCTACTCAGTCCCTCAACACCTCTGACGTAGAGTTCATTCGCAAGGGTAACTGCAACGATAGTGACAAGCCACTATTAGGCATGTCGATATCAACCACGAAGACCACCGCCAGTGGCTATAAGATCAACGACTGCTCAGGTGGGTTCGTTCACCTGTCTATATCCATGGACCCTAACAAGAACTTCGTTAAGGTCTTCCTAAATGGAGAGCTTCTACAGGAGCAAACATACACTGAGACATTCCAGACCATCAAGGGAAGAGCAGCACAGATCCCATCCTTCGCTATCAAGCAGGAAGGTAAGAACGTCAGCTTCGCATACACTTCTGGAACCATAGACTATACCAATACGTTAGACTTCCTAGCTGGTCCAAAGCTAGGGACCTTCTTCACTCCATGGATTGTAGGTGGAGGATGGACAGACGGTATGGGATTCATGGGCGAGAGCCGTGGACATTACAGTGGTCTAAACGGATACTTAGGTAGTCTAAAGTTCTACCGTAAAGGACTGAGTGAGGAACAAGCCAAGCACAACTACGACGCACATAAGGAGTTCTTCGATAACATAGAGGTTTGATATGGTAGCAAGACGTTCACAACTGTTTGGCAGAAGTGCCACACCTAGGACCGTAGAGAAGATTGCCGACGCTACTAAGCTGGAGCGCACTGGGCTATCCGTAAAGTTCGACAACTCTCGATTCGCTAACAAGAACAAGGGTGCGGAGATGATAAGAGCACAAGTGGCGCAGATTCTCCTGACCGCTCCAGGCGAACGTGTGATGCTACCAGACTTTGGAGTTGATCTGGATGCTTACTTGTTCGAGCCTATCACTACCGATCTACTAAGAGCTATCAAGGATGAGATCCTTGAACAGGTCGCTGAGTATGCACCTAACATAGAGGTTATCGACTTTCGCACTTTAGTTTCAGAGGCCAGCAATGGCTCCAATCAAATCACCATTCGTCTAACTGTGAAAGAACGTGAAGACGATGAGCAGATACTAATAACCATTACCAAATGAGCGTCCCCTATACAACTGCTGGCTCAGACTTCATGAAGTTCGTGAAGTTCCTTGAGGATGAGAAGTCTGATCAGATCGACTTTGCCGCCACCGACTTCGACACATTGAAGCAGGCACTAGTTGATTATGTAAAGGCTGTATACCCACTAGACTACAACAACTTCGCTGAGTCTGATCTAGGTGTCATGCTTATAGAGCTTGTTGCATACATGGGCGCAGTAATGAGTATGAAGGCTGACATGTTAGCTCACGAAGGTTACTTGAAGACTGCTCGCAACCCTAACAACGTCCGCAAGCTGCTAGAGCTTATTGGTGTTCGTATGCGTGGCCCTTCCTCAGCGGCAGCATCGGTCACTCTTACCTCAGACACAATCATCACTAGCGGAACTTCAATCACGATACCTCCTTCTGAGAGGGTCATCGTAACCACCTCTCCTGTAGATGGTGAAGTAGTAAGCTACACTCTATACTCAGTTCGAGATGGTGCTATTGAGGCACCTACATCTGACGCAGAGCTACAGCTTCTATACGAAGATTCAGACAATGGAACAGGAGCTACAGATGGTAAGAACTGGAGCAACTTAGCTCTAGTAGAGGGACAGTTCGCAATTGACGAGGGGACCTTCACCGACGTAGATGTTCTAAAGAACATAACCCTAACACAGGGACCAGTTATTGATGGATCTATTCAGGTCTTCGTTTCTGGTGGTCCATCTGTAACTGGTTTCTATGACGAAGTGGAGTCCTTACTTACTGCATCCTCTTCAAGCCAGAAATTATTCTCCATGGCATACGATGACAACTTCACTGCCACGGTCTACTTCGGTGATGGTGTGGCTGGAGTTCTCCCACCAGCAGGAGCTACTTACAAGATCATGTATCGTGTGGGTGGTGGAGAGCGAGGTAACGCCAAGTCTGCATACATCAACGAGGAGATCTCAGGAGAGGGTGGAGAAGTTCTTAGCGTGGTCAACGCCACTCCCTTCACAGGTGGCGCAGACGCTGAGACAGTTCGACATGCTAAGAGGTATGGAAAGCTAGTCTTCCGACAGCAGAACCGTCTTGTGTCCAACGACGACTACACCTCCTTCGTTAATACCTACTCAAGCCCACTAGGTGTAACAGGAAAGGGAACAGCAGTTACTCGTAAAGCATTCTCCTCAGGAAACGTGATCGACATCTATATGCTAGAAAGAGCATCCAACACTCAACTACAGAAAGCATCCATCACTTTCAAGGAGTCCTTGCTACAGGCCATGGATCCCATCAAGATGATGACTGACGAAATAGTTATTGTAGATGGTCTTGTTCGCACGATGGACGTAGTCCTATCTGTATCACTAGACGAGAAGTATGAGTTAAACGAAGCAACCATTTCCAACAAGATCAAGACTGCTGTCCTTGACTACTTCAACATCGACAACCGAGAGTTTGGTGAAACCTTCTACCCTGATGACCTTGGTCGCCACGTATTCGACGTTGTCCCAGAGGCACGCCTAGCCGTGATCGACAATTACAAGGATGCTGTTCGACTCGACTTTAACGAGATTTTACAGCTAAACAACCTAACCGTGAACTTCCAGTATGTCTAAGCCCTATTACAAGCGTAACTATGTCGATGCGATAAGGAAGCTAATCCCTAGCTACTACTTCGCAGAGGATATTAAGGATCAGACACATGAGCAGGCAGATTTGTTCTCTGTCGCTATCATTGGTGATATTAACATCCTTGATAACTTCCATGACATTTACGACGTTCACGCAGTGGAGCCTATTGCCTCCCTGCTAGGATGGGATGGTCAGACTCTTACAGAGCTTCCTAACTATGTCATCAAGCAGAACGAGACTACGCTTGTAACACCAGAGCAGTTCGACCTAGAGATTCTCAAGCCTCAGGGATACAGCATTTCTGACAACCAGACTAAGGAGGAGTTTCAGAGCTTCCTAGAGACTTTCCTAGCAACCATTCGATGTGGTATTGCTGGAGTAACGCCAGAAATACAAACCACTACGCAACAGGTATATGGTGACACTAAGGAAGAGACTTATACATACTTGCTAAACTCACTAGGTATGTTCTTTGTCCTAAACCATGAGGACTTCAAGGACTACCTACCTGCTGTCCTGGCAGAGCTATGGGAAGGTAAGACTTTAGGTGTAGGTGATGCACTAGAAGTTGCCAAGAGATACATTTGGAATACTCAGCATGGATCACCTACATGGAACAACTTCTATGCCAACGGGGTATTTGCATCAGGAACAGATACTTGGACCAGTGGAACTCAAGGTCTTGAAAAGATTATAACTATAAACGGATTGTTGCACCCTACAAACTTCTCTCAGTCTGAGGATACTTGGGTTAGAGATAGTCTGGAGGCATACTACGATTCTCCTGGAGCGCAGTTCAACATCTCCTACAGCCAGCCAGACGCCCGCTTAGTGGTATCCCAACTAGGAGTAGACCCTGTAGCAGCAGCACAGATTCTCACTCAACAGAAGGAAGGCAACCTATCCAAGTTCATCAGGGCTCTTAGCTGGCTTGTATCCGACATTGACGATCAGATAGTTTCTCTTGAGACTCTACACTCAATCAACGAGTGCCCAGCCGAGCTACTACCTTACCTAGCAGACAGCATAGGGTGGACTCTATACACCAACAACTCAGACTCTCACAGAAGGCAGTTGAGAGAGTCCCTAAGACTTCTACAAGGCAAGGGAACTAAGCAAGGTCTCAAGGAACTTCTACGTGTAATCCTTCCTGCACTAGAGTTCGATTTCGACAGTAGCTACGGAGAGTTCTTCGAGAGCTACCTCCCAAACCAGCTATACTACCTCCTACGCACTGAGTCTAAGGTTCGCAGCTTCGAGACATGGAATCAGGAAGAGGCTACCCAGTTCGCAAGAGGAGAGTTCTCAACTGAAAGCACAGACCTTAACATCCGATATGTTATAGACAACATATTGCTAGATGGGTGTCATCAGTTCCCACATCTATTCACTCTCAGAGGAAAGAGGTTTACAGACTGGGATCCTTTTCAGTTCAGGTTCAAATACAGAGGTCGCACCATGGTTGTTCCTCCTTTCGAGGACGAGCGTTTCTACAAGGACTGCGATGTTACCTTTGAGTTTATCGACTGGTTGACGGATCGCGTTATTTGTCTGGGAGTCCCTGAGCAGTATGCTCTAGATTGGAAAGAGTTTATCCTAGACAACACTATCCAGGGAGAAAGACCAGGGAAGTATTACAACAACGCATGGTTAATTCTAACAAGCAGCTTAGAACTACCTCCTAACTACGCTGATGTATTCGCAGAGTTCGAGCAGGAAAAGATTGAATACATGCCAATGTGGTCTGGAAAGAGTTCACACTTCGACCTAAGTATTTCCTCAGGTAGCTTCACTGATAGCTTCTTCACCTTCGGTGCGTTCAGTAGGGAAGAGTTCTTTCAAGCTCTGAAAGCAACCAAGGACTTTATACCAGCGAAGGCAATTCAGAGGCTACACGTAGACTTAGTGGGTCAAGACTACCTATTCACCAAGGTAAACCTATGCCCTAGAGTGAACTACGAGTTCAAGGACTTCATGAGCGAGGGCGCTTTCGCTGGATACCAGCTATCGAGTCTTGACATGCGTCTTGCAGGTATCCCTATCGGGTTCCCGCGCAACCAAAATGTGGATCTTAGTGGACCTGTAGCTGCTATTGGTGGGGGTAGAAATGCCAAGCGAAGAAGAAACCTTGTAAACGCCATAAACCAGGGAGAGATGTTCGATAGGACAGGGTGGAACCAACCTACGTTCAAGAACAGTTCCGTGGATGGATACTCTGTGCTAGGTCTAAACCCAAGCACGCTAGAGTTCGCTTCCATTGACGACGATGTGTGGAGTCCTTGCGAGAGTTTAGACTCTCCTCATGTATTCAGTGGTGTGGTAACATCTTCTACCTTCCCCACCCGTGGACTTGATAGCATCAACAAGACTGAGTGCCATCACTACACCTACAGGGACGACTACTCTGAGTTTAAGACTCTTCTGTGGAAGATGGAGAGAGCTAAGGTAGAGGCCAACGCTCTACTAGAGTATACGATCAACAACTTCCTCTACCAGCGTCCATGGGTAGATGAGCTTGGCTCTCTAACCAACGAGAAGTGGGCAGAGCATGTGATGGATACTGAGACGCTATACAACGTGCCTCTAGACAAGTTCAAGATGAACCGTGGCATTTTCGGTGGTATGGCTTATCTATACGAGAACGTCTATCTTCCTATCGCAGGGGAAGGTATATCCAATTCCACCCTAGATGAGATGGAGGACGGCGGACTGTCAGTGCTGTCCCAGACCTTCGGTCCTGTATGGTATAACGCATACCTGCACACGGTAGGGAAGAACGAGAATCGTTGCAGAACCATCTTCGATGACAAAGAGAATCTTATGGTGTCAGCATCACCTGACAGGTTCCTTGTAAGTAGAGTAGAGAACATGCCTATCGGCACTAACGAGTATCGTGATGTTACTTACATAAGCGGTGTAGAGGTAACAGACTCTGTAAGCTCTACTAATAACTACATCTCTGTTTACGCTCTGTCATCAGACGATAGTCTACTGGATGAGGACTCACCTCTCCTACACAATACTCTCGTCACCATGAAAGCAAGGTCGCGTTTCCCCCGTCTGCGATATACCTTCAATTATGGTGACGAGAACCTTCTATTCCCTGAGCACCACTACAAGCTAGACATGTCCTCAGTGTTCCTTAGAGAAGGGACCTTTAGCAAGAGCGGTGGTCAGACAGGTATTTGGATCCACACTGAGCCAGAGCAGGATTACTACGGCAACTGGGTATTCTGGAACTACATGCCTAACGGTAAGTGGGAGATGCTGTCTGCCTCTGGTCTAACCAGGGACTTTGTCCGTGACAATCTATGCCACAAGGATACTCACGTAGGAGGACCATTGATAGGAACTCCTAAGAGCTGTGACACCAACAGCTTCCCTAAGCAGTCTCTACTAGCACTATCCAACGAGGACTTTAAGGTTCAAGTGCTGGACATTGACACAAAGAACCAGCCCATCAAGGTTCCTCTATTCTATTACCAAGCTCATAAACAGGTTCATCGAATGGATCAAAAGTATGTTCTAGAGGTCTTTCCATTCAACACACTTGATGAGGAGTCTTTCTGGACTTTAAATGGTGTCAAGATGTTTAGCGTTACCGCTAATAACATGACCAAGATCGGACTCGACGTATCAGCTTACGACTTCCGTTCCATCCAGAAGACTACTACGGATGCTGTGAGATTCCTATACAGTGACGGGAGTTTCGTCCCATCAGGTGTTGAGTTAGAGATTAGAGGAGATAAGGTTTATCATGGAGACCACTTACTAACTCTGGAGATGGGTGTAGCATCTAATGGTCAACTAATACTAAAGCCTTATTTGTATGAGAGCGTGAGCGCTGTAATGATAGAGGGATTTAACAACTCTGGAAACTTCATGCCAGAGAGACCTTTTGAGGGACTTTTTACACAACAGAACTTTACTAAGTTCGGGACAAATTTCCCAAATCTACGCCTTACTGGAAAGAAGCTAGGGTCTAATGTTATCTATAATGATACAGCGACGTATCAAATAACTCCTGAGCAAACCCTTACAATCCTCAGGGCATATAAGGATTTGGCTGATACTCAATATAGCAGAGAGCAGACGTTATCAGAGCTAGACTTCGAGCTATCTGGTGGAGCTAGAATGAATTACAGAACATATGCTGATGGTGCATTTGAGCCAACCAACTGGAACGTGAGAAGGCCCATGGATATTACGGTGACCAACTGATGAAAGGAGTAGTTACAGTTCGCAGGAATGGTGAGGTCCTATACAAGGAGGATAACCTTATCGTTGATGGTGCAGCAGAGACATTGGTTGATATCCTAACCGCCCCTCCTCACACCTCAGGGGACCTCTCCAGCGTGTTTAACTATGTTGTGCGAGGAGTAACCATGGGCACTACACAAGCAGCATATGCTGCAAATATGCACGCATATAAGCTGCACAACCTAGTTCGTGGATCTGAGGTAGTGGACTACTGGAGGACTACTGGAACAGGTCAGATGTTCGACATGGAGGGTTACTTCAACATCGCTGCTGGAGCACCAGACGATGCTATTAAGACGCCTCTAATCAGCAGCTACCTTGAGGAGGGATTACAAGGTGATCCTATTTCCTTTGAGGTAGACTTGCGATACGACTACCAACTACCTATTGCATCAGCCACAGACGGAAGCTCCTACACCACTGTATCTGGAAATGTATGGGGTAACGAGGTAGCCATAAACCTAAGATGGGATGCCTCTGGCATTCCTACTCTTGTAGACGAGCAGCACGGGTATATTAAGAAGCTAGCCAACGATTGGTATCGTGTATGTCTCGTCCCTGGAACTCTAACCTCTAACACTACTGAACTAGAGTTTGGTATTGTTATTACAGGTGACGCTAATCACAACAGCCTAATCACCGCAGGAGGCGCTTACGGAAGACTGGACATGAGAAGACCCGCCATGCACGTCGGATCTGTCCCAGTGAACTACTACATGTCTTCAACTACCGATGAGTTCACGTTCGCATCCGAGGAGGATACATTCCCACTGATAGCATCCTCAGTGGTGAACGCCGATAGGCATGGCATGTTCTTCTTATCAGGACCTGGAACAGTTACTTCTGACCTGTCTGCCTACAACGTCATCGCCTCCTACCCCGCAAACCCTACCCCTTATGATACTAAGGGACAGGAGATTACCAGGACTCCATACGAGACCGCCACTTCCCTATCTCTTCCACAAGGTCACAACTTAGGTCTGTCCATCTATGAGGGAAGTATTCCCTCTACCCCCATACATAATTATGTCGAGGGTTGGACCGCAGGGACAGACCTGTCCTCACAGGTGGTCCACGCTGACATGCGATGGATATCAGGCTATCCTCCTTCGGACATTACATACAACATGGTTTCGTCCCTGGACAGCTACGATGATCCGATGACCACTCTGACTCACTCTAACACAGCCGTCCTTGCAGATACTAACTCTGTAGATCAGGAAGGTTATATCAAGGTGGCATACCCAAGATTCTTCACAGGGTCCACTCCAACCTATGCAGGAGGAACAGCAGGTCACGTAAAGGTATATTACGACCCTGTTAACTTCTCCTCTACTGGTGAGATAGATTACACCATCACCCTTAACCCTGGTGACAGAAGATGGGCTGATCTTATGGGTGGTGTGTTTACCCTTGGACTGCATGTCCCTGGGTGGAGAATGATTGCAAAGAAGGTATTCAACTTCCCACTAACATTCCTTCCTGACGAGGGAACTACTCCAGGGGCGTCTGACGAGAGGGACTTGGAGATTACTTGGACACTGAGGGTTATAGAATGAGAGGCTACCTAACTGTCAAGAAGGTCTACGAAGACCGCGTAGAGATTGTCCCCGTGGATTATGACAACACGGTGACTGATGGATTTGGTATCGCCATTACCAACCTGCTAACCTCTTCTCCATTCAGGAAGATGAGAGATTTCCAATTAGGATATTGGGCAGCAGGAAGCGGAACGCACTACGATAGTGAGAACTACTCAGACGCACAGCCAGACTCTGTGCGTAACTGTCTATACGAGCTAGCATCTCCAGTATCGTCAGTGGACGGATATGGTCTAGAGTCCACAATCCGTGCTGATGAGGGCTCTGCTATCACAGTAGAGACTAAGTGGGTAGAGGATAAGGACGTAGTGTATACTACGTCTGGTGGAGTATTCGCCAAGCTGCCTCCACAAAACGTCACCACTATTGAGGGTGACGCCATTCGTGTCAAGCTCAACCTTGACCGTGAGGGTTTAGTAGGTCAGACTTTGCGTGAGTTTGGGCTATACATCGCTAACCCAGAGGGGCATAAGGACGAGGATCTTATGATCCTGGCTGCATACAAGCCACTGATGGAGCCTATTGAGAAGACTAACGAGTTCAGCATCGACCTAGAATGGGTCATCGACTTCGCTAACTCAGACTTCTTCTCTGATAAGATTGCTGAGTCTATCTACTGGTATCCTACCGTCAAGGGTGTTGAGCCTGGGGATCAGTTTACCAAAGCATTGTCCTCAGGGGATCTGTTCGTAGCGCAGGTAGAGACACTGAACCCAGTGCAGTCCTCAGGGCTACTAGTATTCTCATCCACGGGTGATGCAGTAGAAGGTGTCCACTACAGCCTAACCGCATCCTCACTGCTCTTCACACCAGGGGAGCAGAAGATGAATCAGGTAGTGAGGAATATCGGTAAGGGTTGGTTCACTCCCAAGACACTCAAGCTACATCTCCTTAGCTACTCTGGGGACAGGAACATTGCTGATAAGTTCTACTACGGCAAGCCATCTACCATGGAGTTCGTCCTGACCTCCTCGGCAACTGCCCCACAGCTAGAGTTTGATAGCGCAATCATTGCTGACACCACACAAACTATCCTCCTAGACTCCTCTTCAACCGAGGAGATGACTGTATACTTGGAGGTTTCATCCAATGGTGGAACATACAATGGTCCTTATACAGTCACTATTCCATCAGGGGTAACTTCCCACGACTTCACCATTGATGCAGTGGCTGGCTTTGATTACATTGTCAGCGCCCACAACCCTGTAGCTCCAACCTATGGGAGGATGAACCGAGTAGGCAACTCTGTAAACTTCGATTCCCATGAAGTCCCAGACCCACTACTAGGTTACCGAGATGTGTCCTCCTCTCCAGGAGACTTCGACTCACCTAATGATAGACGCTACAGGAACTTCGTGGGCGGTCCCTCCTACTTCCATGTGGGCAACCAGAGGACCAAGGATTACCAAACCTCTACGACCTACACGGCTGATCCTCCACAACCTTTCATTCTTAAGACACTAGACGCCTCTGGACCTCTGCCCTATGGAGGCTCTCAGATTGTCTACGTCCCCAAGGAATACTACGTCTGGCCTGGGTCCGACTACGCTGCACCTTACATCACAGAGTCCAGAGTCCCTCTACAGGTAGATGGTTTGGGTCGCTCTAGCGGTATGCAGGTAGAAAGGTTCCCATACGATGTCTCATCTTCTACTACATGGACCTTAAGTATGTTTGTAAGAGACTTCGGAACTGCTACTCTAACTGGAGTTCCAGACGAAGACGACACTATTGCAAGCTCAAAGTATTTTACCACGGAGGTTGCTCTAGGGAATGGCTCCTACGTGAGGATGGTGTGGGAGTGGAACTCTGGAGTAGTAAGCCCCTTTGCAGGAGCCTCTAATGGACTGTCCGTAGGAAGCACCTCCGTTGATACTATTGGGGGTGGATGGTATCGCGTAGCCTTTACTGCGGCAGGGTTCGTATCATCATACATCGGGGAAGAGATGTCTTATAAGGTATACCCACACGTTCTAGACTCAGGAACCATGGTGGATACTTCAGTTCCTGTAGATGTTTCTGGAACTATGATGGCTGGATTAATGTTTGAGCAAGGACCTTCTGCGGACCCTTATTACCCAGCAATGGACTGCTTCAATACCCCAATCGGGGGAGTAAGAACAAATAACAGCGGGCAGACTGAAACCCGCTTCACACTCTAGGTATAATACATAAAAGTATGGGCAAGAAGAGCAAGCTGACACCCACAGGCCACCTTACCATTTTAAAGATATACAAGGACGGCACTGAGGAAACTGTATGGGATGATCACAACGTGATTACCTCTGGAATGGGTGTAGCCCTATCCCACTTATTCTCAGCCTCAGGTAGCGAGGATATCGAGGGGTTTCAGATCGGGCAGTTCCAGGTTGGCGTCTCAGGAGACGTAAATAACTATGGACCAGAAATCTTCGCCCTAAGTTCAGCACTAACTGACGCAGACTACGGCGATGGTGGAGCGGTAGTAACCAGCAGGAGCGCTATTGAGAACGGTTCTCTGGGTGTAGCCAAGGACTTCGTATCTATCAGATACAGTAACATTCACAGGCTATCCAAGACTGCTGTCCGATTCACCCTGGTCCTAGATGACCAGACTGCCAACATTCAAGACGAGCTTACAGAGGTTGGACTATTCATGAACAATCCTCAGGGGCTAGTCCCAGCCTCACCTATATTAGTGGCCTATAGGCCCTTCGCAGGCATCAAGAAGACCGACGCCTTCTCCCTGATCTTCCTCTGGACCATACAGTTCTAAGCCATGTTCGACCCCAACGACCTTTACAGCGTCTCTGCTGGAGTAACCCTGTTCAACTACTGGAATCCTATCGTAACTAAGTTCGATAGTTCTGCATTCTATAACTGGGAAACTGATAACCTTCCCCTGCACGACGTTGAGGAGCGCTCCTATTACCTGTGGGAGAAGGCCACAGGATGGGCCACCTCATCACTACCAGGGCTGGCACTATGCGTATCTTCTAGCATTCCAACGGCCTCCGACGCCAGCGCTAACGTCTTCACAACTGTCCAAGACGCAATCGACGCTTTGCCTCAGGTCCTGCGCCAGCCCACTTTAATCGAGGTTGCACTTTCTGGAGACCTCGGTGATATTCACCTCCACAACATTAGGTGTGAGGGTAACGGCTCTCTAGAGATTATAAACAGGGTATTTACTCCTTTTGATCCTAGCTCTGCATCATGGCAGACTGCCGACGCCGACACCGATGAGATCTACAGCCTACGCTCCTCAGAGGCTAGCGCTCACATTGCTGGGACCTCAGCCTTGTCCTTTAGCGCCAACACGTCTAACCTCTGGTGGCCTGCTGGCTACGTGGCAGTGGCTCAGATGACCAACCCTAGGGCCACGCGCAATCTAAGAAGCCAGAGAGTGTCTGTAACCACAGCCGAG